TTGTTGGTTGCATCTGAAAGATCGATGCTATAACAACTCCTACCTTGGGCTAGTTTACGTTGAACCCAGGATGTTCCACTATCCTGATCAAACGTGCAGTCCCATCCTACACTTCGCAAAAGTGTAAACAGCTGCCTCTTCAATCGAGACATAGCCAGCTGATGGCAAATGTTAGGGTTTGCGAAAACCCTCAGTTTGAACCCAGGCTCTTGCGTACACCCCAGTTTTCCAACAGGGGCTGCCGTATTCCTGGAATCTAGCTGCGGATGGTAGCCAAACATATCATCCCACCTAATCCTAGAATCTATAGGTTTAGAGAGGGAAGAGAATGCAAGGCTATACTGTGGGAATACCTCCCACAGGGCCATTCCGGTATCGCTTTCGACAAAATCATCGATCGCGTCGCTAACGTACTCGGGGGAATAACCCCTCCGTACGACAAACTGCTCGACCGGTTCAAGCTCTATACCCTGATCCACTCTCATCCATTTCGGGATTTTGAGTGAGCCAACAACTCGGTCAAGATGTTCTTTGACTGGAGCAGGGCGGGTCATCGATTGATGGAATTTCTCCCATTGTTTCGGTGTCACCGCTTCCGCAATAAAGGTTGAATAAACCATCATTGCGTTTAGAGCCCTGGACACGCTTATGGAATTACGTGCGTCTACTCCATTCCATAGGGCCCCGAAAGGTCCTTTAGGAACCGCACCATAAGCATCCAAACGTTTTGCAACGTATGGGAGTTGGTAAGACTCACCAGCAATACGTTTTAGGAAGGCCGTCTTGAGTAATTTAAGACGGTTTACGGTCCATTCCTGGCCCGAACCTTTGACGTACTGGCTAACCTGATCAGCAAGCTGACAGGATAGACTCTTGCTAATTCCTATCGCGACGAAACGCTCGCGCAGGTTCCAGGCATGACTTAAAGTCATAGCTTGCTCCCGTAAGGGATTTGGCTGCCGGACACCCCTTCCTTCGGGTTGGGGTGGGAGACGTACCTATTCCAAGCACTACTGGATAGGTTTTCTATGGCAAGCAACACCATAGGGCCCGTTCATCTACTACCCGTCCCCGGGTAGAAGTGAGTTGACGAATGCCCTTTCGAGCACCCGAGAGCGAGAGTTTGCGTGATCTCGACACGTGAGCTTTCG